AGTTAAGCGACGCATCGCCCACCAACTGTTGAGATCCGCCCCGCATGTTCTTGGCCACGGACCCAGCCACGCTGCCTGCCGTGCCAAAGGCCCCAACCAAGTGGGCCATTTCCATCGCATTAAGTGCTTTCTGGGTGAGCGGGTGTTTCTTACCGGCCTTGCTCTCTTCATCCCATGCGGCCATCACGAAGTCGGTTGACTCTTTAATGGCATCACGTTTTTCTCGTTCGGCATCCCTCACGGCTTTGGCCGTATCAGATGCTGAATTTCTTTCTGCTTTTGCGATTTCAGAACGTGACTGTAAAAGCCTCTTGAGTTCGGATATCTGTTTCTGATACTCTGACGCTGAATTGTTGTTACCAGATACTCCCTTGGATGCTTGACCGGAACCCTTGAGGGCATCAAGTTTCGCGTCACTTCGCTTATAGCCTTCCTCGTCGCGCAGTAGGTAGGAACCCCACTTGTTCATTTCAAGGCCAAACTTGTATATGGCTACCGTCGCCCGCATAGCATACGTCTTGATGGTGTCGGTGGTGTTCTTCCACCTTGCCTCTATGCGCTCCATCTCATCGGCTGTGTCACTCACCGCAGATGTTTGATCCTTCTGTAACTTCGTAGCATGGATCATGACGAGCGCATACATGGCCTGCGCCTTCTCTGCGCCCGTAAGCCTGTCGGTCAAATCCCCGAAGGTATCCTTGAGGTCGATTGTCGCTCCTGCAAAACCCTTAAGCGCCTTCGCCCTGCCACTCTCAAGGGCTTCCGACAGGTCATTGAATGCTTCTGTGGCATTCTTGCCCACAGTGTCGCCGAGCAACGCTGCCGCAGATGCAAGGTTTATCATCTGCTCTGGCTTTAATCCTTTTGCTAAACCTCCGAGAGCTATTGATGCTAAATTAGAATCGGCAATAAGGCCCTCGCTAGCCGCCCTCATGGACTGAACTATTGAGCCAGCGGTGGTCTGGTACTTCTTGGCAAGATTGTCTAACAACCCCCTTGTCTCTTCAATCTCAGCCCCGCCCTTGGCAAAGTTCCACGCTTTACTCACGGTATACAGCGCGGCTGTGGCCTTGGCCGCAAACATGACATACGCACTCGATATGCCCGCAATCGAACCCTCAAACGTGGCCCGCATTGCCTTGGCATGGGAATCAGACTCCCTGCGTAAGCGCGAAATCTCATTTATGGAGCGGTCCATGTCGGTGCGAAGTTTCGCAACATTCGCGCCTATCTCCACCATGAGGCTAGGTGACATACTCGCCATCAGGTGGCCTCGGGGTCACGCCTTACGTCTAAATGCACTTCACCCCAGACAATGCCGCTGGAATCGGTCGAGGTGTAGACCGTGAGCGGGGAGCGGTAAATGTGCGGTGCTATACCCGTCGTGCGACCCGCCACGATATGAACCTCGCCTGTCTGGTACGTGGACCCGTCCCACCTGATAGCCTGCGTCGCACCGTTCGTCGAGGTGATAAGGGTTTTCCCAACCCGCAGAGTCATCCTGACAACTGCGGATGTGGGAATGGCCGTGCCGTTATCCTTGAGGATATAGGCAAGCTCGTTATCATGGCCTAAATATACAACGCCAGCCATGGCTTCACCTCATTAGGTCGGGTCGGCAATCGTTATCATCCATGCGGGGATCGTTACACTGTTCGCCGTGCTACCGAGGACCTGCGTAGTGCATGAGGTCTGGTAGTAAATCTGCGCCGTACTCCCCGATGAGAACAGGAGAATATGGCCTGCCGTCCCGGTGGTCGTGACGGGAATGGTAGACTTCTGCGATATGGTCAACTTGCGCCCGCTTACCGATGAGTCCGCAATCGTGAAATTCCCGGTGCTCGCCGTGGTGATCGCAAGCGCCGTGGGGGCCGCAGAAGAGATCGTGGACGGCGGGGTGGTGGTGAATACGCCTATCCTTGTAACCTTGGTCTTGATGGTATCGAGGCCATAATCTAAAACGTCATCGTGGACGATTTTCGGCATGACTTGACTCCTTATATTGGTGCGATAGTTTTTGGGTACGCTATATGCTTAATCTTGGGTCTTACTACCGGCCCAAGCCTGAGTGTGAGAGAGAGAACCAGGGCATCGTTTGTGAGCGCGTGGTTGCAGTCCACGGCCTGCGCTTCAAGGATATCCTCGTTGTAAGCGAGCACCGGTGATTCCGCAGAATGCCCGTGTGCCGCGTCGAAGAGCTCAAGCAGATAGTAGGTATAAATATCAATGCTGTCGTTCGTGGTTGCGTGGGCCGCGTCCTCGCCTACGAGAATGATATTCTGCGCGAGTATCGGTTCCCCTGCGGCATGGGCATGGTAGCCGTCCGAAAGCACGAGCGTCTTTTCTGCCGTGACCTCTGTAATCAGGATTGCGTCATTATTGAGCGTATGAGCGGCGTCAGGGATAACGAGGCCGTATTCCTGCCCCAAGGTCAACGCTTCGGCTGTGTGCGCGTGGCTCGCGTCCTGTGCGTCCACAAGCACGGCCTGGACGATGTTTCCTATGTCGGACGTGACCGCATGGGCCGCATCGGGTATGGAGATATTAACCTGCGATGTTATGACGGGGGAATCGGCTGTGTGCGCGTGGGATGCATTGAAAACGGCCAGCATGGTATCAGTGGCCGAGAACACCGTGAGGACAAGGGCCTCTGCCGCCTGCGCGTGGGCCGCGTTGGATGCTGTTATCTCGTGCGCCTGCGTGATTGCTGGTGATTCTGCCGTGTGCGCGTGGGAAGCATCGGCAAGAACGATGTTCGATTCAAAACACAGAGAGGGTGATTCCGCAGCGTGTGCATGAGATGCACTAGCTACGGCAAGATTATAATCACCGCCAAGGTTGAGAACGGGAGCTTCTGCGGTGTGAGCGTGAGAGGCATCCGCAACGGACGCAAGGGGTTCGTCAACCGGGGTCCACTCGCGTGTCCCGGTGTCCTTATACTCCCTTGTGGTGGTGTCCTTCCATCCGCGCGTTGCCATTATTTAGGGGGCTTCCTTTCAAAGTGCGGAGCGTCGAAGAAATCCCAGTTCCCGCCCCACACGTTCATGGGGTCGAGCCGTTCCCAATAATCACCGAACATCTGCAACGATTTCTTGTCCTGCAACCATTTGCCGTCCGGTGAAAATATGGCAAGATCGATTGCGAGTTTCTGTATGTGCCTGCTGTTCAGGGTCTTGCTTTTGCCCGTGTTGACATAGATGCGCTGTTGTTCGATGGTGCGCTGTAACTCCCCGCCAGTGGCAGAATATCCGCGATGCTCGATGTACGCGAGCAGGTCGCCTACGTTTCTGAGAAATGCCCACTGAGCGTCTTTGAGCGTCATGCCTTTTTCTTCTTCCCCGCAGTCAGGGCCTTGAATACCTGTATCTGCTGTTCGGGCTTAATCTCTTCCGGTTCGTCCTTCATGTCCTTCTGCACCTTCAAGTACACAGCCCACTCTGTCAGTTCCCGGCTATCTGCACGGTGCAGGAGATCCCGCACCGTCATGCCTAGTTCCTTCGCTAGACTGAAGTAGAACCGTCGCCAGGAACGCCCTCTGAGTTTTTTTCGATTTCCTCTTCAACGTCCTTGCCGATGCCGTTTAACTTCCGCGCCTCCTCGTACAGCTTACCGAGGCTCCGTGCGCTCTTGCGCGAAAGGGCTTCCGCATCCTTGTCACCAAAGACGCGGTTGCCCTTTTCATCCACGATGCACCGCACGAGGAGGGAAGCGCGGAACGTGGTTTTATTGTCCTTCTTGGGCTTGCCATCTTCACCAACGAGGGAATCCTCCCATGAATCGCGCTCTGCGCCCGTCATGGTTTTGATTCGCACCGTGCCACCGAACGAGGGCACTTCCTTGTAGGTGATGTCATCGCATCCAAGAATATCGTCTTTGCTTAAAAACATAGTTTCCTCTCCTTTGTTTTATTAAGCGTATGTGGTCGAAGTACCCGTGGTCTGAAGGTCAAGCGTAAGATTGAACTTCATGAGTTCGTTCACGCCGCCGCTCTGCGACCATTCCGATACGTTGCAGTCATATTTCATTGCGCTCTTTGCGGTGTCCGAGAAACAAATCATGATGGAGCAAAGAACCGTGGACTGTGCCGCGCCCGCAAGGGCGGTCTGGCCAGTGTCGCTGAGAAGATAGTTGCCCTCAATCGTCATCTGGCTTTTCTTCATGATGCCAGGCTTGGAAACCTCCATCACGTCAGAGAGGTCGGTGTCATCAATCTGCGAGTATGTGGGCCTGGTGAGGTTCCACGATTTAACCCCGTCAATCAGGCCGCTCGTGGTGCTTACTCCTGTGGCCGTACTGAAATAAAACTTCATGCCTTGGGCTGAGAGTCCCATTGTTTTCGTGCCTCCTTACGTCGTGTAGCCCCAGCAGGAGTAGTCCTGTGAGACTCGGTAGATTCGTCCTTCCGGTTCAAAAATATCCGACTCGCCAATCATGGTCGCGTCATAGGATGTGTTTCCTTCCATGACTCTGCGGACCATGTTTGCGAGGTTTTTGCTTCCCGAATAGGTCATGGACCAGCAGTCTATCTGAATACTGGCCTGCTCCTTGCCCGATGCCCCCGAGAGCGTGTAATCGGGGCCGCCCGATACACGGGTATAGGTAATTGCATTGTAAGACGGGTTCTGCGGTAGGGTCATGGGATAGATTCTCGTGGATGCCCCGCCCGTAACAGTCACATAGGATGATCCGGTAAGCGCGGTGTATATGCTCTCTTCAAGCATCATCCACCCGCCTGTATCTGTTTGAGGTTCGCGGCTATGTCGCTACGAAGCCGATCCACAACGGCCTCCGTATTATTCTTGAGTGAGTTAAGCAGGAACGGCTTAGACGGATGCCTGTTCCCGCCCCTGTCCATGAATCCCTTAGGGCTCTCAAAGAAGATGCCATAGTACGCACGTGGAGCAACGCCAACGGCAAGGAACACGCCATTGCGCCCATACTGCCGCGCAAGTGTCTTTGCTCTCTTGGGGGCCTCACCCACCGATATTGAACGCTTCAAAGTGCCGGGTTTACGAAACTCCCAATACTTCTTCTTGTCCTTGCGGTGCTTCCCCTTGGAGAGATACTTCGTATCAATAAACCCAGCCTTCTCAATGGCCCGCCACGCCTTTAGACTGAATCCCGCGGTACGAGCAGCTGGGTACTGTGATTTCCTCATGGGCGCGCGCACCCGGGCCTCGTCGCGGACGATGTTTGCCGCTTGCCGTATGGCAGGCTTCAGGGCGCGATTCTGCACCTTATCGGGTAAGCCTTTCAGCATTGCCGATACCTGCTCAAACCCCTTGAGGTTCATTTCCATCATGTGCTGAATACCTGCGTGTAAATCGTGAGGTCTTGCCGCCTGCCGTCATCGTCCACAACGGAAACTATGTCATGGTACAGCCCGTCATCGTTCAGAATCCTCATGTCGGGGGTGATGCCATCCGCGTAACGGATGTTGAATACCCGGTCTATTGAGGCCGAGAACTGTTGCATGTTAAACGCTTCACGCCCGGTCAATGCGCGGCAAGCCGCCCAACACTCGATGAAATCCACCCATACGTCCGTGCGCCCTCCGAAGGAATCCACGGTATACGTGCTTTTCTGAATGATGATTTCATGCCGCATCTTGCCAGCCTGCATCAAAATCCCCCGGTGTTGTGGATGATGTACGGGTCAAGAAGCGCGTCAAATAACGAACGCGGAACATCCTTGGTCGCATTGTATCCCGTCTCTACGGCCTCCCTGTGCTCGTAGAGCGCACCCGCCTTCATCATCGTCCAAACCTTCATTTCCCACGGCACAGTCGGCTCACCGTCCACGGTGGACACGGGATACCCAGCCACGTACTGAATCCTCACGGCATTTGGCGTGTCGAGCGTGTCAGGCCAATCCATGCCATACGCAAGTCGCACCACAGCGGGCCCGTCCGAGAACGTGTCAACCTCGTAAATGGAACTCCCCACGGTCGCCGTAGCACCTGAAGAGTCCACATACTCAATGCTCACCGATGCCGTCTTAACAGGAGGTCGCGGCAGCTCAATGGCGGTCGCCAGATCGGAGAGGGTTATCTGGACGGTGGCCGTCGTGAGCTGCCGCTGGGTGAGGTGTTCACATTGCCTGGTCGCAACTTGGATATATCTCCGCAGAAGTACATCCTCAGAGGTGGATGTGATACGCAGGTGGTCTTTGAGGTCATCGACAGGGACCGCTTCAACCGTGGAAGGGGTAATCACCTTGAACGCCATTACCGCACCTCGGGGATATATCTCGTCTGGGTTTCCGACTGTATGGACAGCACCATGTACGCCCCGCACTTCGGGCATCTCCCGTCATCGGTTCTCATGCGGCACTCGTAATGGCACGTCACACATACGATCTTCACGACCACTGTTTCTCCATCTCATTGATTCCGAGAATCGCCCCCATAAGCTGGTTCTCTTTCGCATCCATGTGGGCTTTCGAGTTGCGAACATCGTTCAAGCGCTTCTCAAGGGATGCCTTAGAATTTGCCATCTTCATCTTAAACTGGTCCTGCGCCTGCTCTCCAAAGCCATACAAGAAGCGGGTTTTGAGGAGGTCGGCCTGCGGGGGGATGTAGACCTTCATGCCGCGACCAACTGCCCACCCGAGGAAGAATTCACAGGATGGGCGCTGGTAGTGGTACTCGGTGTTGTGAGAAGCAAGCCCTTCCGCAATAAGCGTCTTGGTGGTGGTCTGGATACCAGCCGTTTCCACCATACCAACATCCTCGATACCTATCACCGCGACATTCTCTATGCTCTGCAACTCGCCAAGTTTCTCGATGCAAAACTTCTCAAGAAGGCGATGGGGCCTGACAAGGCCAAGGAATCTGATATTCTCTGCCTTGCCCCCCTTTATGCCCACCGTCTTGCATCCGTTTGCGTCCCTGACGGTATAGTCAAAACCATATTCGTTCAAAAGATCCTTCACCCGATAGAACATGACGTTCTCGCGCTGTGAGAAAGCAATGTGGAAGGTATAACAACCCTCAAAGTGGCCATTCCTTGCTGCCTGACTAAGGTGTCCCTCGCCTTCAAAGGCCGCTGCCAGATATCCAGTTCCCCATGACTTATCTTCGTCCCACTTCCTAAGTGCGCGAATAATCCTTGTGGGCCTTCCGTCCCTATGGTGGCTCGTGAAAAGTTCCTCGGTCGTTTTCCACTTGTTCATGTTCTCGCCATGGGTGAGCCAGCCGTGATTGTCAGATGCAATAATGGATGTTCCGTCCTCGAACTTGATACGGTAACAATGCTTCATTACCCTATCTGCCATTGTGGGAGCTATCCTGGTGGGCATACTGTTTAACCTTTCGGACGCGCTTATGACAGTCCGTGACATCTTTGTAGTGTAGAATGTCCGCGAAACATGACGAATCTATGTTTCCTCCAGATCCATTCCTGGCCCTTAACTGGGTCATCTCGCA